TAGGGAGTATGGTTTTGATGATTATAAGTTCAATGCTGTAAAGAACTGGATAACATTCGGTAACGGTAGTCACATTAACTTTATAGAGATAAAGTACAAGCCTAGCGATCCTATGTTCGAGGATGTTGGTTCTACAGAGTACACTTGTGGTTGGATTGAAGAGGTAGGTGAGATACATGAGATAGGTGCAGCAGTTATATCGTCAAGGGTTGGTAGGCATTTGAATGGTAAGTATGGAATAAAGGGTATAGTGTTTTACACGTGTAACCCTAAGAGGAATTGGGCGAAAAGGGATTTCTACGATAAGGATATAAATGGTACTTTAGAGCCTGAGAAGTTCTATTTAAGTTGTTTGATTACAGAGAATCCATTCATTGAAGAGGACTATGTAGGGAAGTTAAGAAAGATAGGTGAGAAGGATAAGGCTTTGTACGAGAGGTTATTTAAGGGTAACTGGGATTACGAGGATAACCCTAATCAGTTGTGTGAGCAGGAGATGATTGACAATGTATTTAAGAACGACCATATAGATGAGGGTAAGACTTACATAACTGCGGATATAGCACGATTTGGTAGTGATAAGGCTATTGTATTTGCTTGGAAGGGTTGGAAGATTGTAGAGATGTTGGAGTTTGACTTGAGTAAGACCACAGACATATCGGCAGGGATTATGTATTTGAGACGTAAGTATAAAGTACCTACAACTAGGGCTGTTGCTGATGCAGATGGTGTTGGTGGTGGTGTGGTAGATCAGACAGGTGTTAAGGGGTTCAAGAATGGTGCTAGACCAATACGTAGTGGTAAAGATATGCCTAACTACAGGAATTTACAGGTACAATGTTTATATGCGTTAGCAGACAAGGTAAATGATGGTGGTTTATGGATTGATTGTGATTTAACAAACAAGCAGAGAGCACAGATAAAGGAAGATTTGTCACAGATACAGCGTGTTCCTAGTAAGAGAGGGGATAATAAGTTGGATTGCAAGGCGAAAGGTGACATAAAGACAGACACAGGACGTAGCCCTGATTACAGGGATGCACTACTAATGAGAATGTGGTTTGATTTAAAGAAAAACAGAGCAAATTTAACAACTATATGGAATTAATTTTGTAGTTTTGCACGATGAAAAAATTATGCATATCAATAGCTATACTATTAGCGACAACAATATACTGTTTATGAAAGAAAACAAAGACAAGTTAAACGAATCTAGGGATGACTACAACCGAAGAGTTGGTAGGTTATTACGATTAGGAAGCACTAAAGGTGTAAAGTGGCACAGCAAGTTAAGGAATAGGAGTTTTTAGGGTATAAAAAAGCCCTACTGCGTATGTAAGGCTTAATTAACTATAACAAAACAAAAGTTACCAACTTTGCGGTAAATATAGTACTTTATTTTTGATAAAATAGCATTATTTCGATTGATTTTAACTATTTTAATAAAATATTTATAGTTTTTCTCTATTATTTAAAAAAACTTCATTACATTTGCTAAAATAAACTTTGGTGTAAGAGACTATACACAATTCAAAGCCATGTATGTCTAAAGAATTTATAGAAAAGAAATGTAATAGCTTATCTCTCGATAAGGCTGTTCGTCAGAAGAAACAATTAGATTATTTCACAATTTCCGATATACAGGAGGATGTAAACGTCGATTACTTTGAAAAGTACATCGAAAGGAAGTATTATACTGATGATGTGTTCTTAAACTGGGTTAAAGGTATATTTAAGACTGATAACTTTCTTTCTTTAGCAAAATACTACAGAAGCCCTAATCCTTCGGCTAAATTAATAAACACAAAGATAAAAGAACCATTAACTAGGGTATTCTTTAGTGAAGATTCTCATTTTAAGTATTGGATTAACGGTGAATACGTTGAGAATCCAAAAGAGTTAGATGATGGATTTGACAGAGAGTTATTTAAGTGTGTGTTATTTAGGTATAACGATATTATCGTACATGACTTAGAGGATGCTAACGAACCTTACAGAGAGATTATATCTATTGACAAGGTTGTATCTATTGAGGTAGACGGCAAGAAAATAGATAAGATTGCTTATACTGGCATGATTGAGAGAAATGGTGAGGATGTATATGGATATGTTTACTTAGATGATGAGCGTTTAAGTTTCTATAATAAGGACATGGAGCTTGTATTGAGTGAGCCACATGATTACGGTCAATGCCCTGCTACGTTTATAGTGGATGACTGTTTCGGGAACGATCCAATAGTAAAGGAATCAATATTTAGTTATTTAAGAGCTGACTTAGAAGAGTTTACGTTCTTAAAGACTTTACAGAGAATGACTCATGCTAATGGTGCTTTCCCTATAGTAACACAGATAGAGACTAAGGAGATTGATGAAAGTGGTCTTGATTTTGATAATGCACCTGGTGAGCCAATGAGTTTAGACCAAATAAACGGTCAAGTATCACAAGAGGCAAGAGCTACGGCAGGAGTAGGAAAAGGAACTAAGTTACAAGCAGGAACGGTTATAACTGTACCTGCGATTGAGAAAGCTGATGGTAGTATAGATGTTGAGTTGTCTAAGAACTTCTTAACGTTTTACCACACACCTGTTGAGGCTTTAGAGTATATAAATGACAGGTTGCTTCAATTAGAAAATGATATTATCACTTCATGTTTAGGTGCTTATTCTGAAAGGAATGATGTTTCAATGACAGAGATGCAGACTAAGAAAGGTATTGTGTCAATGGAGGATAAACTAAGATGGTTTAGTAAAACTATGTCTTTCTCTAGGAGTGCTAGTGATAAGATGATGCTTAGTTTAAGATATGGCAAGGGTGCTGTAAAGTTAGATGTATTTTACGGAAGTGATTTCTTTTTAGAAACACAGAAGGATTTATACGAGATGATTAAGACTTCACCTAATGCAATAGAAAGAAAGAATTTACTTGTTAGACTAGCGCAAAGACGCAATATGTTTAACAAAGAGAAAGGAACAAGGGAAGCTATATTGTATAAGATTATGCCTTATACTAGTGACCTTGATTTCGATAAGGCTTTAAATAAAGGAATGGTAGATCCTGTTATATTAGAGTTTCAAACCAGATTTTCATATTGGATTTCTATGTTTGAGGCTTTTTATGGAAACATTGCCGTGTTCTGGAATGGAATGGACGCTACGGACAGCGAGAAGTTAATTACCTTGAACGATTTAATAGTAAGTTTAATTAATACACACAAAAACAAAATCACAATTACAGATGGGAAAGAAACCAGTAATCAGCCTTAGAGTTTATCGAGGCAAACAAATGAGTTATGATGCACAAGGGAATGTGCAGAACGAGAACCAATTAGTAAAGTTAACACATGACACAAAGGAATGGACGAACTTTATGAAAAACTTAATCGCTAACGGTTATTTAAAAGTAGACGTAGCAGATGTTAAGTTAGTAGAGAAGAAGAAGGATGAAGATGGATTCTTTCGAGATATTATCTCTCAGTATGATAATAAGATTCTTATTATTAAAGAGGTAGAAGATGTATTTAAAGCACATACCACAGTTCCTATGAGTTCTAGTGATAAAAAGATAGCTGAATTAGAGGCTAAGATTAATGCTTTATTGAGTCTACAGGAAGAAGCTGTAGTTGTGAAAAAGCCAAAGGCTGAAAAGAAGCCAAAGGTTGACAAAAAAATGATGGAGAATTTGCGAGTTGATTATGCAGATTTGAATCAAGGTAAGAAAGCGTTCGCAGGATGGGATGAAGTTACATTGAGAGGAAAAATAGAAGAATTAAAGAAAAACCAAGATTAATACATAAAAGATTATGGAATTATCAAAAGAATTTATAGAGGCTAATGGCTTCGAGGAAAATCAAGTAGAGGCAATTACTAAGTACATATCGAATGACTTAGTACCTAACTTGAAAAAAGATTACGATGGGTTAGCGAACAAGAATGCTGAAGGAATATTAAGTGGAGCTGCTCACTATGCTAAAACAGCATTTGGAGTAGACGTTGATAGAGAGCAAGGGGAGAAGTTCGGTGATTACCTACAGAGAATATCTGATAGTGGATTATCATCTAAAACAGAGGCTTTAAAGACTAAAGAGGCTGAATTAGAGGAAAAGCTAAAGAATTTCAAAGGTAGTGATGAATTAAAAGGAAAGTACGAAGCACAGTTATCTAAGAACGACGAGCTATTGAAGTTAGTTGCTGAATTAGAGCCATTAAAGGGGTTGGATGAGAAATACAAGGAAGCTACAGAACAATTAAGTGGTTTAAAACTTAAAGTAGCATTTAACGGTGTTAAGCCTGTATTTTCTAAAGATGTGAATGCTTACGAAGCAAAAGCTAAGTGGGATGAGTTCAAATCTGATGTGTTATCGAAATACGATATAGAGCTAGTTGACGGTGAGCCTATGGCTGTTGACAAGGACAATGTCCATGCTAAAAGAAAACTATCTGAATTAGTTGGTGAAAATGCTAACATTACAGAATTAACAAAGGCAAGATCTCAAGGGGGAACTGGTGCTAAATCTGCTGACTTAATGGATGTAGAAGGTGTACCATTTCAAGTACCTAAAGGAGCTACAAGCGAAGAGCAATCTAAGATAGTGCGAGAGTATTTAGTAAAGAAACTAGGAAGTACAATGCACAAAGATTTTTCTAGCGAAATGATGAATTTATTGGTGAAAGTCAAGAAAGCATCATAATAAAGAGAATGGCGAAAGACCGCAAATTAAAATGAATAATTAATTAAAAAATTAAAAAATGAGTTACATTAATGCAACATTATGGAATGATTTGCAGGTCTCAAACGCAACAAACGAAAAAAGGTTTGCAGAGCTTGGAATTATTGACGCTGTAAAAGGCAGTACTACGGGTGTGGATTACGTTCCCCCAAGTGTACAGGACTCTTTAAGAAGTGTGTCTTCTTTAAGAAATGTAGAAATCCCTGTTATTAAAGACCAAGATGTAGTAGTTACTACTAGTCCTGGTTTTGAAATTCCGTCAAACTTACCTGAAAGTGATAAGTATTTCTTTCAAGCGTATGACGTATTTAGTGGATTTAGACACTATCCTGCTGCACACGAAAACAACATGATTGATAGCGATTTTCAAAGAATGGCTGTTATGAATAACGTGGCTTACCAAATGGGTATCACGGTTGAATCTATCTTATCCACTCAGTTAGAAGCTAGAAAATCACAAGTGTTAGATTACACTACTCAAGTATCTCAAGGTGATGGTACTTTCTCTTTCTCAGGAGGAACTGATACTTTAACAGTATCTAAAGCTGCACAGAAAGAAACAATGTTTTGGAATTTAGATCAGTTAATGGGAGCTAATGAATTACCAGGAGCTTACCGTTTAGTAACTTCAAGAGGTGGTACAGCAGTACAACGTTCTGAAGCAGCTAAGTATGGTTCTAACAATGACAAGAACTTACAAGCGTTAGGTTTCTTACCAGGTGATAGAATCCATGAGTCTGGAAATATTTCAGCAGGAGCAGATAACTTTAATGGTTTCTTCTTAAGAGATGGTTCTATTGGAGTTTATGAAAACTATCCTTTTGATTTCCGTAACGGAACACAAGTAGGTGGTAAGCAATGGTCTGTATCTGATGTTGAGTTACCTCACGTTAAAATGAGAGCTAACATCTATACTAACAGAGAAGCGACTGATGCAACTGCGTTAATTACTTCTGGTACTGATTCTAACCTTATTATGTCTCACTTCGAGGAGATGGCTATTTGGGTACGTTTTTATGTAGTTTACAGATACAATTCTGATTTAACTACAAGAGCACAAGATATCGTTAAGATAGTAGGTTCAACAACATAATTAATAATCTAAAAAACACAAAATGAGTTATAAGAAAGTTTTAGGTCAAGTCGGCAGTCAAGTCGTTGACCAATATGATAGTGTAGATGGATTTTCCTCTCCTATTGTTTTAGCTATTGGCGAAACGATAGATACAGGTATTTCAGACTTCACGGGAACAATGCACGTAAGTGATGGAACAGATAGCCAATCAAGACCTTGCCATATTGCAGCAGGTGTACAGGCTATCGGAACAGCAACAGGTGTAGTTACAGGAGCTACGATTGCTGTTGCAGCAGGATCTATAACAATTGAGAATATTAGTGGCGCAGAAGCTACAATTTCTTTAAAATTAAGTTAGAAAATGGTATTAGGTTTTTCAGAAGATTTCTCGAGTAAGATAGTATTGGATAGTCAATTGAAGGGTGTTCCGACATCTGGATTATACGTTAATAGCGGTGTACATCCATCTATCAATACGGAAAATCTTCTGGACTTTTTACCTAAGACAGATTTATCTTTTGTTAATTGGGATTCCGCAAAAGAATATGGTTCATTTTTAGACTCTAGGAATAGAGATGATATAGTCAACAGAGATAGTAGAATATATCAATCTATTCAAGGCACGAACACAAATCAAGACCCTACAACGGAAACTGCGTATTGGGTTGAGACTAATGTTGAGAGCTTGAGATTAAAGATGTTCTTAGAGCAAGTAAAGGATAAAGTTTTCGCAGATTTAGCATTGACTAAGAGGTTGATTAATAATCAATACTTATATGAAGATGGTGATTTACCAAGAACTTTAGAGAATGACTATGCAGCATGGGTTTTAGAGCCAAAAGGTTCTGATTACGTATCTATTCGTGTTAACGAGATTTCGTTACAGAAGGATGGAACAACGCCTGTAAATGTGTATGTTATTAACCAAAACGAGCTTATAGAAACCATAACCCTTGCTCCTGATAATGGCAGATTAGCTTTTAGAGATACTGACATCACTTTTAGTGGTAAAGGTTCTTTTAAAATCGTAATTGATAGTACAGATGTTTATGTTGGTGGTGCGAGTGTAGACCCTTTAAAATTTGATGGGTTTGTGGCTTACACAGCAATAGGAACTGGGAATGCACCAGAGACAGCAGATTATACTTACAACACATTAGGTAATGGGTTGGGAATAAATGTAACTGCTTTTTTAGATGCTTCTAATTACATCGAGGAGAATTTATCTGAATTAGGTAACTACATCAGAGCTACTTTTGAGTATATGGTATTTCAAATGTATTTACATAATGCTAATAATAGAAGTAACAGAAGTCAGAGAATCCAAATGGACGATCAGCTTTTGATTGGGGAATTAAAAAACACTCAATTAGATACTGTTGTTAGTAGATACTTGAAAGAGAAAAAGAGAGCTATAAGCGCAATGCGAAAGACTTTCGACACGCAGTTAAATGACCACGAGGGAATAGAAATCAAAGTAGGTTCGTTATAATGAATAACTTATTAAGTAATCCAGTAGGGCTAGATTCTACAATTGACAAGATACAAAAAGATTTGTACGAGCAATTATGTAGTGTTTGGGAAGGTGAGATTGAAGGTTACGGTAGAGTGTATAAGAACCCTGTTAATACAGGAGAGTCTATACCAGACTACTACCAAACATCTAAAATCGTAACACCTGCTTGGTACAACTCTAAGTTAGACGATTATGAAGATACTTACTATGATGATAATAAAGCAGCAGTCTTTTGTTTTTTAACACAAGAAAATGATTCCACAGAGGATTCAGTTGTTTACACCTCATCGGTTAAGATTGCATTTATGGTTGATTTATCTAAAATATATCCAACAGGCAAGGATCGTCAAGATTCAAGAGCACAGAGGGATGTGGCAGAGATATTAAGAAACTATAATTTCGAGAAGTACAATATAACAGGGCTTGAGCGTAGGATTGACTTTGTATTTAGAGAGTATTTAACCTCTAGTATAAGATTCAATGATATGCACCCTTTACATTGTTTTGCGATTAAGATTGATTTAGAATACTTTTTAACAGATAAATGCTAAGATATGGCTAGAAAAAAAAAGATAGTAGAAGCTACTGAAAAACCTGTAGAGGTTAAGGTTGAATCTACTGAAACACCTAAAGAGGTGAAGGTAGTAAAAAAGCAACCACCAACAAATACTTATACTATTAAAAACAGAGTAAAGGTAGGCGGTGAGTGGAAGCAAAAGGGAGATACAATTAAATTAACAAAGGAGGGGTTTGCATTCTTCCGTTCTAAAAAATATATATAGAAAATGGCAGCACAGAACACAATTTATAATCTAGTATTATGCGGTTTATCTGCGGTACTAGGAACAGGAACTAAGGGATGTAAGCAATTCCTTAAAAAAGCGACAGCGTTATGGTTTGTACCTGATGGGTTTGAATTTGACGGAGCAGAGGCATTAGACGAGACTTACATTAAGTTGTTACAGGCTCAAGGAAACCTTATTGCTTTAAAAGGAGCTAAGACATTCACGGATAATTCTAGTGAAGATGTAATTGAGACTTTAGAGGATGGTACTAAGCAAGTGGCAACACTTGGAATGTATGAATTTGCACTTACCTTTATTAATGGTATGGCATTTCACGCAGCTTTACACTCTTTAAACTCTTTCGGATCTTACAATGTATTATTTGTTGATAGAGATGGTAATATTTTAGGTACAAAATCTGCAAGTGGAAACTTAAAAGGATTTAGCTTAAATATGTTACAAGGAATGAAGTTATCTTTCCCTTCTGATTCAGTAGGACAAAAAGAAGGTATTGGATTCCAGATGAGTACACGTAGAGAGTTAGATAGCGATTACGTTTATATCTCAGCAGACCAATTAAATGGATTCCAACCACAGCTTATTGATGGTATTAATGAAGTTGTATTAGCTTATGATAGCGTACCTGCTAATTTAGGTACAGAGATTGTGGTTACAGCTAAATTGAAGCAGAATCAAAACGTTTTTACAGGTGCTTTAACTGATGATTTCTTAATTACAAGGGATGGAGTTACAGAATCTCAAACGGTTGTTGAGTCACCAAGTGGAACATATACGTTCACGGTTGCAGCTTTAGCTACAAATGAGGCTATTGTAGCTCAATTGTATGATACTGCTAACACAAGAGCTATTGTTACTTTAGATAGTGATTTATACAAATCTAATGCAACAGCTACAGTAGTAGTAGTGTAAGGGTTTAATAGGTTTTAATAATTAGAAAGCCCTTGCAATTATGTGAGGGCTTTTTTATATCTTTACATTATGGAATTACTAAAAATATATCAACAGAAGTTAAATGGAATAAAGAAGCAAGTTCCTCAATGGGCTAAAGAGGCTATTATTGCCGATTCTGGAAGGATTGTTAATATAGTAAAATATAATCAGTTAGCTAGAGGCTTAAACTCATTTGGATCACCGTTAGCTTTTAGAGAAGCAAATGGAAATATGGGTAGTGGTTTTTACGCAAAAGCAACTCAATCCTATGCAGATGCAGATAATATCTCAATTCCAAAGACTAAAGATGCACCATATAACTTTCAATGGTCTGGTGAGACATTTGATAACATGAAGATGGGTGCTGTAAATAAAAGTAAAAAAACCTATGATTTAGTAACTGTAAGTGGCAAGCAAAAACTATTAGAAAGTATTTACGGTGAAATATTCGATTTAACCGAAGAAAATAACGAATGGGTAAATAAAAACATTATAGAACCATTTGTTGCAAATAAAATTCAAGAAGCTATTGCACAATTCATTTAAAAGCGTTATATTTGGATTCTGATAATCTTAAATCAGTTTGTTTTCATTATTTTAAAGTTTGTTTACCCTCGTAATTAATTTTGCGAGGGTTTTTGTTGTACGTATCATTTAATTTACTATCTTTGTGTTTTACCAATATCTTACGGTTGTCCTCTACGGGGGAACTACACAAACTGTAACACTTGAGACTCTATCAAGACACATTGGCTTTCCTTACTAAAAATCTCATATATGCATTTGTATAAAAACTGTGGTGACTTACCTATATTTAACTTTGACGTAGTTTATAGAACTAACGATTTTAAGTACCTTGTAGTGGACTATAATGGTTACGATGACATAGTTGTGCCTAAAGACGCTAACGAGCGTTGGGAGGCTATTAAGAACGAGTGGGTGAAGCTCTTAGACGATGCAACTACTGCCTACTATTACCAATTAGTTTTAGAGATAGTTTATTTACAAACGAGATACAACATTGTTAAGCAGTTGCTTAAAATAGTGTGGGATCGTGAGGATATGGACGATGATAGCATGAAGATTTACATAGGTGCTTTAAAAGAGTGGAGATACTTTTGGAATGAGAAAGCGACTAAAGCTAATGAAGTTGATAGACTGTTAAAGCAGTTGAAACGTAGCCAGAATAAGATTACTTTAAAGTTAGATGAGTTAGAGAAGATGCGAGAGGATAACAACATGGATGATGAGGACGCTTCTACTTTAGACAAACAGGCTGTTACTTTAGAGCAGATAACAGGTAAAAATAATATAGATACAAGAACAACAAGTGTTAGTAAGTGGGTTGAAATCTCTAAACTAGCTGAATCAATCAACGAACAAAGACGTAAGAGCAATGGCAAATAATTTTAGCGACATACAACAAGGTGCTAATGAGCTTCTTGATAATATAAAATTAAAAATAAAAGAAGTAGATGAATCTGTAAAAACACTTAATACTAATGTTACTAAATTATTATCGGGTGGTACTAGCTCTAGTAATTTCTCTAATCAAATTAAGTTACTTGAGGCTGAGATAGTTAAGTTAAATTCAGCATTTACTAAGCAGGAGGCTCAATTAAAGAGACTTGCAAATGTAAGGGCACAATCTAACAAAGCAACAAGTCAAGAGGTAGTCAATCAAAGAGCATTAAAAAAAGCTGCTGATTTAGAAGCTCAATCGAAAAGTAAAATAGTAGGAGCGTATCAACGGTTGTTAGCTCAACAGAGACAAGCAAAAAAAACATTACAGGATTTAGTTGTAGCACAAGGAAGGAACTCAAAAGAAACCAAGAAGGCTCAAAAAGAATATGACAGGTTAACGGCTAAAGTTAATAAAGCAAATCAAGCAACTAAAAACTTTGCTAAAAAAGGATTAAGAGGTATTGTAGGTGGGTTTAAGAACTTACTTGGTGCTTTTGGAATAGTGGGTGGAGCTATGATGATTGCTAATTTTTCAAGAGAAGTTTTTAACACAACTAAAAAATTACAAAGTTTAGATTTTGCTTTAAAATCAATTGTACCAAATAGTAAGGAATTTAGCAGAGTTCAAGATTTCTTATCAAAAACAACAAATGATTATGGTGCTGAATTAGTAACTACAACAGAAAGGTATATTAAATTCTTAGCAGCTGCTAAACAATCTAATGTATCAATGAAAGATACTGAAAAAATATTCTCCACGGTTACGAAAGCAAGTGGTGTTTTAGGTCTAAAAACTGATGAACTTACTGGTATTTATTTAGCTCTAGAGCAGATGTTATCTAAAGGCAAGGTAACTACAGAGGAGCTTCGTAGACAGTTAGGTGAACGTTTACCAGGAGCATTTGGTATTATGGCTGATGCAGTTGGTGTAAGTGTTTCTGAATTAGATAAGATGCTTAAAAAGGGCGAGATATTATCAGCTGAAGCTTTACCTAAATTTGCAACTCAACTTGAAAAAGCTTACGGAATAAGAAGTGTGAAGAAAATTAACACACTACAAGCTGCTCAATCAAGATTATCTAATTCATGGACTGAATTTATAAGGAGTTTTAACGAATCTTCTGGTTTTGATACTACGATGACTCTATTGATTGATAAGTTCTCAGAGTTACTTAATACAATAGGAGGTGTAGAACAAATAACAAATAAATATACTGATTCAATAAAAAAAGAACAATTAGTATTAAATGATTTAAGCATACAGATTTTAAAAACTAATGAGGGTGAAGAAGGAAGAAAGGAATTAATATATGACTTAGTGTCTAAATACCCTCAACTTCTTCAATACATAGGTGATGAAACCACAAGTAATGAAGAGTTAAAAAAGGGATTAAATGAGCTAAATAAAATGTATGTAAAAAGGCTTGTTTTACAAAAACTAGGAGAAAAACTTAATATTGAAGGCAAAACAGATAAAGAAGCTGCTAATCAATTAAAATTAAATGAAAATATTCGAGATTATGAAACATTATTAGCTAATGTTAATCTAAAACTTTATAAAGGTGATTTAGAAAATATAGGTGATACTTATGAGCAGACTGCTAAAAAGATTAAAAAAGCAATGCGCTCTGAAGAAGTTACACTTTCTAAGTTAGGTGATTCTAGGAGTAAGAGTCAGAATTTAAGAATGATAAATATTCAGAGAGTTCGGGATGCTATGTTAGAATCTGAAGCTACAATATCAAATGCTCAATCAAAAGGTTACTTTTCTGGTGAGGCATTAGATGAAGCTAGAGAGGAAATTAGATTAATGGAAAAAAGGCTTGGTTTAACAACTGAACAAGCCGAAGAGTTTTTTAATTTAACTGAAGTTGTATTGACTGGAGGTAAAAAGAAAGAAGATAGTGGGAAAAAGGAAATAAAGTTTTTAGAGGGAACAGTAGGTTGGTTAAGACAGAAAATATCAAAAAATAATGAACTAATTGAGCAATCAAAAGATAAAACTGAAATAGCTAAACTTCAAACTGAAAATAAACTCACACAAGATAAGATAGACTTATTATTAGATGTCGTTGATAAAACTAAACTTATTAAATTAAATACTGCTGATTATTTTGATGACCAAATAGCAAAACTAACAGCAGAGAGAGAGGCTGTTGCTGATAATAAAAAAGAGTATGATTTATATACTGTTTTAATAGGTTATCATATAGCAGCTAAGAAAAAACTAATAGGAGTTACAGATGATTTAACCATATCAGAAGATAAATCAGGTAAAGCATTAAAAAACTTCTTTAGTAGTTTCCAAGATGATTTCTTTAGTGAAGCAGGTTTTGATGGTCTTAACGAGATGTTTATTCAAACTGATGATGCAGGTAAAACAATGTTTGAAAATCTAA